TCCGATTGTGTTACCGCCCGATTAACCAGTTGCGGCGCAGCCTTCTCAATGCGGCTGTCCGATATTTCCGTCACCTTCACATCAAACAAGGGAGAGGGGCGAACATCAACGCGCAATGCCCGCTCGCGATTGTCTTTCAAGCCCTGCAGATAGCGCGGGCTTGGTATTGGCGGCATGCGCGCATTCACCGCACTCACCACGCCGCCGTCTGCCCTGTGCAAGACCGCACCCGCATTGATTTGTTCCAGCAAAGCGCGGTATTTCCGTGTCGCAGCGGCATTAACAACAAACTCCCCATTGGAAAGCATGGTCGGGATAACATCGTCGCGTGAGCCACCCGCCCCCCTGATCATGCCATTTGGCTTATGGCGTACCTCGCCACCATCAGCGCGAAACAGCAGGCCAAACAGGCCGCCGCCACCGCCACCTCCACCGCCACCAAAGCCCCCCTTGAATAGCCCGTCGAACAACGCATTCAGCCCACTATCAAGAAGCTTGTTGCCGAGCCGTTTCAGGGCATCGCCCAAGGCCTCCGTTGCGCTCTTGCCCTCGATCAGACCATCGATAAAGGTACGTGTGACATCTTGGCTAACAGATTTGACCTCTTCCAACTTGGATTTCAGTTTCTCGCCGCTTTCCGTGAGTTTTTGCAAAGCAACATCGGCCTGTGCCAATTCCTCCGATATTTGCGCAATGGCCTCGGCCACACCGTCGCGCTCATCAACACCGGCCTTTCTTGCCGCTGCCCATAATTGCCGCTCATGCGTGGCCTTGTTGATGGCGTAACCATAGTCATTAATCAGCGGGTTTAATTGCCCGACAATGCCAGCCTCCTCGCGCAAGGCGGCGGTACGCTCCTGCATTTGTTTGGTCAGCCGCTCAAAATCATTATCTCTTTCCCTGTCCCTTGTCAGCCGTGGCTTCTTGCCTTCTTCACTGCGTCTCTTATCGGCTTCAAGCGCCCTGCGCCCTTGCTCTTCCCATAAGCGTTCAGGGATATTACCCGCCGCGCCCTCACCATTCTTCGCCTCATAGCCTTTTTTGATGTCGGCAATCTTGCGCTCTAATTCCAACTGCTCGCGTGTTTTGGCATTAACGGCATCAAGCTCCTTGACATAATCATTTTGAAACTGGGAGATCAGCTGCTGTTGTTCCGCCACCCGTTCCAGCGAGTGTAGCTCTTCATTCTCGGCCAAGCGGATTGCGTTTGTCCGCTGCACCCTATCCAATAATTTGTCTGCCTCGACACGTGCACCAAATATGGCATCTGCCATCATATCAAAGATGAAGGGGAGTCGCTGCAGTTGCCCTGCAATTTCTGGTATGCCTTTAATAGTGCTTTTAAACTCCTCGACTTCCATTGTGCCGTCGCGCACTTTGGCGAAAATGTTCATTAGTTCTTGTTGGACTTCTGGAAAACTTGAAGCAAGCAGCCTCAAGTCTAGTTCAAGATCATCAATAGCTTTATCGGTTGTTTCCAGATATGCACTTTTGCCCAGAGATTGCATCGCGGTTTCTAGGTCTAGAATTACCTCCGCCGCTTTAATGCCTTGCTTGGCTAAATCAGCCACTTCTTGGACGACCCCTGGTCTCAAGATGATTTTTTGCAATGCCTCATGGACTTGTGCGGCTGATGCGGGGACTGCCTGTAAGGTTCCAAGTAATCTTTGTGCCTCAATGACAGCATTGTCATTTACATCATTATAGCCAGTTTTTACCTTCCCCAGACTATCAATGATATCTTCGATTTCACCATCGCCAAAACCAAAGACATTGCCAACCTTGGTCATCCGCTCCAATTCATCATTCAAGGCTTTTATCTGCCTTATTTGCCCTGCCTCTCCCACTCTATCCAGAGAGTTTGCCACCCCATCAATTGCATCCTCCGCTTCAGTGGCGAACAAGCCCATTTTGCGCCATTCTTCACGTAATTTACCTGATGCCGCTTCCGCCTCGGCTGATTTGCGGGAATAATGCGACATGGCGAAAACCAATATGCCGCCAATCACGCTTGCCACCCCACCAGCTACCCCCGCAACGCCGCCAAGTGCCGCCATCAGGCCGGTTGCTGAACGCAATGCCTTCATTAAGCCCGCAACAGCGATGCCTGCATCCTTTGCCCGCGCGATTAAGGGCAACAGTGAGCGGCCAATCAGTCTTGTGGCAATCAATCCGGCCAGCACAAGAGCCGCATCACCAACAAGGGTGAAATTATCGGCGATGATCGTCAAGCCCTTAGCCAATGTGCCAGAAATTGCCGATGCCTGATCTGCCGTGCCGACATATTCAAGCAAGGCATTCTTGATAAGCACAAAGCCATCCTGAATAGTCGTTGGCATGCTATCAAGTTCTTTGTTAAGCTTGGTTATTTGGCTAGTGATGCCAAACAGTTCCTTGCTGCCAATCTGCCCAGCCGCGCCCAATTCACGCAATTTACTAACGCTCACCCCCATACTATCCGCCAAGGCTTCAGCCACACGTCCGCCTTGCTCAATCACCGTATTGAGATTTTGCCCAGAGAGTTTGCCGCCTGCCATGGCTTTTGACAGCGCGTTCATCACCGCCTTAGCCCTGTCCCCCTTTGCGCCAGAGATGACCAATGCGTTGTTTAAAGCCTCCGTATAATCTAGCTGCTGCTCGGTATTATAGCCCAACTCCTTTAACGCCGTTGAATTGGCGATGAAGCTTTCAACCGTATTTTCCAAGCTGGAATAAGAACGCCGCGCCACATTCGACAACCGCTCCATAGCATCCGCGCCCGCATGGGTTGAGCCGGTAGCAAGGGACAGCCGCGCATTGAGATCACTCCACTGATCGGCAAGGTTGCTAATCTCGCGCACACCCAAGGCCGCAGCAATACCCGAAAAAGCGACAGAAGCCCGCTTCGCCATATTTTTGAAATGCGCCTCCAGCTTCCTGTCAGACTCCCTTGCTTGCCGATTCACTGCGCGGAAAGCTTTCACCGTAACCCCGGCCGCCTTGGCAAGTTCGCGCTCAAAGTCACCAATCTTCGCGCTTAACTGCAATACAAGCGTGCCAACATCCTGTTTTCTGGCCATGCCTTACATCCCTCGGCTCAACGCCAATATATCGGCGGCAACGCTGCTATACTCATCTTGCGCCATGGTTGTTTGATTATCGCCGGTTGAGTTGGCCTCAACATAACCCTCGACACAAGCCATATATTGCCAGATTGACATGGCGTCGATTTGAGCTGGTGTGAAGCCCATAATCACGCCGGCCTTGTAGAGTTCACTGAAGCGGATTTTGTCGTTTTCAAGCGGCGGGAGGCGGTCTTTTTCTCCTCCGCCGCGTGTGGCTTTTTTTCCGTCTCTTCCTCCGGTGCACCAACCAAGGCCGCCCCCAGCACGGCTTGTGCTATGGGGACATTTTCTAACATAGGACGCTCCTCGACATATTCGCGCACCAGTTGCAACGCCTTTGCTGGCTCTTGGCCGCCGCCAATTAGCCCTAAGCGCAAGATTTCCCTAATATCCTGCACTTTAAAACTCATATCGCCAAGCCGGTTGAAAATAGCAAAGGGACCGGCATCGCAGGCCTCCTGCAATTTTTGCAAATCGCCCCAGCCAAGGCGAAAGGAATATGTCCCATCGCCAAAATCTAACTCTACGCTGCCGTTCCTGTTTTGCATCGGCTTCTCTCCTTATCAGATTGTCTCAATAAGTTTGGTCATCTCGCCATCCGATTGCATGGAGACGTTAGCTGTCACCACTTGCCCGTTTGGAGCCGTGATTTCAAAACTTTCAAGATGCATCTCACCGGTGAAAGTGAGTTTCTTGGCAGGGAAGATGCATTCGACCTTAACCTTGATAGCGGTTCTACTGTAGAGCGCATCCAGCCATCTTTCGACACTTTCCTCGGCCAAGACACCCTCGCCAGAAATCGACATTGACAGGGAGGCAACGTCACGGCCAAGCCAATCTGGCGCGTCAGGGTCATCACAATCAGGGATTGACGTTTCATTCAGGCTTTTCGATACGGACAGTGACCGTGAAGTAAGACCGCACGGTGCGGTATAGACAACGGGATTGGCATTATTACCAATATATACAAATACCTTGCCGCCTTTAGTAACGGTTGCTTGTGCCATGAGAAATCTCCTTATTCTGGCGTTAAATGATAAAGATTGTGGTTGAGCGTTAGAGCGTCTTCCGAAAAGTGTGCAGCGGTTTTCGGATAAAAGACGCGGTGAAAACAAAGGACTAGAGCAGATAAGCGATTCAAAAATCGCGCATTCTGCTCTAGATACGCTCGATTATGGCCTCAAAAATCAAGGCTGCATGGGTGGTTATTCCGTCAGGGTCATACATCTCTTGCGTTTGTTCATGAACGAGATTTACACAGGCATGGCTTGCCAGTGGCAAATCATCAACAGCCAAGGCATCGCGCACCGCCTCTGCTATCTCGCGCAATTCCTCAAAGCCTGGGCGTCTTGACCAAACATCAATCTGGATTGTCACCTCGGCCAAATCAATACAATCAGCGAGGATTGAGCGGCTTTCCATACCGGGGAGCGAGATATAAGGAAATGCCGCCTCCTTTGGCACGCGAGTATAGATACGCTCACCCACATAGGCGGCAACATCACTATGCGCCTTTAATCGCGCAATCAGTGCTTGAACGAGCTGGTTTGTCGGTGCTCTCATTTTGTCGCTGCCTTTACTGCCCTGCTGACCGATTTGCGGACATTGCTTTGTGCCCGCTTTCTCATCATCCGCCACGTGCCATAGAAGAAGGGACGCTTCTGCATGTGCTGCGTCCCAAACTCAATCATCTTGGCTAATTGCTGCTGATATCGATTGTCTTCCCCTGGCTTTAATGTTGCCTCGTTACCGGCATAAATCGTCAACACCATCCCACTGCCCAAGGCGGCTTTTGCTTGGGCGATTGCGGTTTGTCCCTTGCCCAATCTCCCCCATTTCCAGCCTATCGAATTGCGCAATGCCCCCGTATCAACCGGCACCGCCCCTTTCATCGCCGTGACGATGGCCGCTGCCTCTTGCTCCATCTGCTTTTGGACTTGTGCCTTCACTTCCCTCGGGATTTGGTCGAGCCGCCTTTGCAACCGCGCCAGTCCCATCAGGCTGGAACCTTTCCTCGCCATCGGACTTTTCTCCTTTGTTTGGCGTTGCAATCTTAACCGCCTTGCCCGCTTCAATCGCCTTTTGCCCGCAGGTACGCGTCACACTATATTCACCGCCCGCCCGATAAGACAAAATCACGTTAGAACGCGGCTGGTGATCATAATCTGTTAAAAATCTCACCCACATAGTACCTCTCTTCTCTTTATTCAGCCAACCGCGCCGCCACGTTCCAGTGATAGGCGCAAAAGCCCGCGATTATTGGTATCCGGCACAACGGCCTTAATATCGTAGACATGCCCCGTTAATTTGCCGGTTGCGGGGTCATAAGTGGAGTTGCGCACATCACGGCAGCACCACGCCGTGTCGATTTCAGCAGCTAGCATTGACCTACGGATTGTCAAAAAGGCTGGTTGCTTGCCGGTCAGGCGCGCCGCAATCACCGCCTCATTACCCTCACGGTAGCTAATCGCCGCTTGGGTTGAAAACACCTCTTCAAATTTGTCCTCGACGACACCCATCTCGTTTGCTATCGCACCACGCTTTAAAAAGGCAAAATGCGCAGGCATCCTCATAATGTCGGCCTCCGATAAGGCCAGACGAGCGTTTTCCATGCCTTGGTTGAAATCGGGCGAGCAACGGATAAATCACTGCGAAAGTCATAGAGCGAGGCGACATGCATTAAAATGGCGGCTTTTAAGGGGGCAGGTATCTCACCATCCTCATAACCACCCCATAATTCTACTCGTACCGCGTCAGGACGCGGATAAAGGCGGGGCAGTGTGTTCAGAAATTGGATGACATTGCCGTGGCGCGTATTGAAAAGCCGATATTCATCAACCGGCAAAACAACTTGTGCGTTACTCTCATCAAAATAAGCAATGCTGATAATGCTGGATATCGGATATATATCTGGGGTTGCGGCATGGTGAAAATCACTGAAATCCTGCCCGAATTTTGTCTTGGATAGGGTCAGATTAATCGTCATTTCAAGATGACGCGTTGCCACCTCAACCAAAGCGGCAATCTGCGCGTCATCATCATCAAAGCCGTGTATATCAAGGTGCTTGCGCGCTTCCTCAAGCGAGACAGCGGGCTTTGCTGGCTTTTCCAGAACAACCGGCAGCAACATCAGTTTTTGACCTTAGGTTTTTCTTCATTTTTTGCTTTGGTGCCCCCATCACTTTTGGCAACCAAAACACCGTTTTGCACCAAATGAAGAACGTCTTTTTCCTCCGCCTCACGCTCATCACCCGCCCAATAGAGCCTATCGCCTAAATGCTGTCTGATAACATTAAATTTCATGGCTTATCCTTCTCTCTCAAATGAAAAAGGCGGCCATCCACAGCCGCCCTTCTCCTTCTCCATCTCAAAAATCAGGCAATATTGCCATAGATAAAGGCCTCTGGGCGATAGATCGCCAAAGCCAGACGTTCCTCTGCCAAGATCGTAACCTTGTTGCGGGTGTAATCGTCATTTTGGAAGCCAACGCCAACACGGCTTTGCCATTGATCGAAAATCTGCGCCCCAAGCTTGAACGCACCGGCTAAGAACTTACCCGCCTGC